TAACACAAGTGCTACAGGACTGATGCTTCTTGAAGATGGAATAGGTACTACTAATGCGGCGTATCTGGGTGATACATCAACTGAAGGTACTTTTAAATTTGAAATATTATCAACATTTGATAATCAAACACCTAAATTTGTACAAACATAAAAATTTTTTATTGACATAAATAAAGATATGGCTAAACTAGTAACGACAACATTTAAAATACACAACGCAGAACAATTCATTGAATCTCTTGAAGAGACTTCAGCAACAAATTTATATTTGTTTATAGGAAAAGTTCAAGAATGGGATGATGAAAATGCCCCACCCGCTCCTAACGAAGCTGTAGCAAATACTTTATATAGTTATTGGGATCAGATGATTGCCGCAAAAAAAGTTACCCCAGCAGATGTTCAACATGTTATTACAAGAATAAACTGGAAGTCGAATACTGCATATACTGCTTATGCTCATACAAATCCGGATCAGGTGTCAAATAATTTTTATGTTGCTACAGAAGAATTAAATGTATATAAATGTTTACAAAATAATTTATCAAACGGAACTTCAACAATTGAGCCAACGGGTTCAGGTACATCAGTTATTGAAGTTGCTGATGGATATAAGTGGAAGTACATGTATACAGTCACATCTCATGATACTTTAAAATTTGTAACATCTGAATATATTCCTGTACAAAAAAATGTAGATGCTAGACAAATTGCAGTTGAAGATGCTACTATTGATGGGCAAATAGATATTATCAATAAAACTGCGAATGGTGATTTTAAAGTTGTATTTACTGCAGGACCAAAAAATGCCGTGGGCGATGATCAAGATTTTATTGTTGGTGAAACTTTGCATGGTCAAACATCAAATCAATATGGATCCCTTGTTAGTTTTACTTCTGAGGCAAATAATTTAACCTATGGTGTTAGTGTAGGAAACACAAAATTCACTAGTGGTGAAGTTGTTTTAGGACAAACATCTAATTCAAGAGCAACAATTTCTGTTGAACCAGTATCAACATATAAATTCGATACTGGATTTTTTGCAAGCGTAACTAATTCTACTGTAATGCAATTATCAACAAGCGCAAATAATAGTGCAGATGATTTATACGTAAATTCAACTGTTTTTGTGGTAAATAATGCGGGGCAGGGTGAACAAACTACGATCACCCAATATGATGCATTGCTTCAGAGAATAACTGTTTCTCCCGCTTTTACGGTTACACCAGATACGGTTTCTGGTTATGAAGTGACTCCATCAATTACTGTAAATGGAGATGGATCTAGTTTTAAAGGAAGAGCAAGAGGAAATGCAACTCATGGTGTAACAGAAGTAGTTGTAACAGCACAAGGACAAGACTTCACGGTAGCTGAATCGACCATTGTTGCTAATAGTGTTCATGGAACAGGGGCAAGTTCTACAGTTATTATTGGACCAGTTGGAGGACATGGAAATAATGCTATTGAGGAATTAGGAGGAAATAGGGTTTTGATTGATGCTCGTATTTCTGGAAATGAATCGGGAAGATTTACAACATCTAATGATTTTAGACAAGTGGGTTTATTGAGAGATCCCTTACAATCTGCAAATAATCTTGCATTTTTTACAGATTCGTTATCCGATCAATCTACAACTTTAAGTGTGGGGGGTGTTACAGGATCTTTTCAATCAGATGAAAAAGTTTATACAGGAACATCTTTAACAACTAGTACTGCTAATGGTGTTGTTGTTGATTTTCTAAATAATAATACATTAAGAATAAATGAAGTAAAAGGTAGTTTTGCGGATAGTACTGTTGTGACTGGTGCAAATTCAAGTTCGACCGGAACAATCTCTGCAGATGGTATCAGTCAACCAGGAATGAAACCTTATAGTGGAGATGTACTTTATATTGAAAATAGAGCCAAAATTACTAGACTACAGAATCAAGTAGAAGATTTTAAGATTGTATTGGAGTTTTAACGGATGCCTAAATTAACACAAGATTTTAACATATCGCCATATTATGATGATTTTAATGAAGAGAACAATTTTCATAAAGTCCTATATCGACCCGGATATTCGGTTCAGGCGAGAGAATTAAATCAAATACAATCTATTCTTCAAAATCAATTAGAAAAAACAGGAGACACTCTTTATCAAGACGGTTCTAGAGTTTTGGGTGCAGAATTAGTCTTAAATAATAAGATTAGTTCTTTACAATTAAAACCAACATATTCAGATGTCGCAATCGTTTCATCTAACTTTGATGGCAGAACAGTTCAAGGTCAAACATCTGGAGCAAAAGCAGAAGTTGTAACATCTCAAAAATTTTCGACCACATCTTTAGACACTTTGATGATTAATTATGTTGATGATACTAAATTTTTAGATGATGAAACAATTACTACTATTGATGCAGGAACAACAGTTTTTGCGACCGTGGCAGGAGAAGCGGACGGACTAACTGGATCAACTACATCCACATCTTTGGCTTCGGGTACTGGTTCTGTAATTAGTGTCAATGAAGGACTATTCTATCTTGGTGGTTATTTTTTACATGTTTCTCCTCAAAGTATTATTTTAGATACTAAAAACACTAATCCTTCTACAAGAATAGGTTTATCAATTACAGAATCTATTGTTACAAGTATTGAAGATACTACACTTTTAGATAATGCAATAGGAACCCCTAATTATACTGCTCCTGGAGCAAATAGATATAAAGTTGATTTGACATTATCAACAAAGCCCTATTTTGAAGTTGGTAAAACAATAGCTTCATCAGGTGTTACCTTTGCTATTAATACAAAAGATAACAGATCAGGAACAGTAAGTATAACAACAACGACTGATCATAATCTATCTGTTGGTGATGTCATAGTCGTATCGGGTACAACTGAATCAGAATATAACGGAAAATTTACAGTTTCGGCCATTGGATCTACTACAGAATTTAATTATTTAATACAGGGCAATCCTTCAACACCTGCAACTGGAACACCTGAATATCTAACAGGAATCGTAGATCCAATTGCCAGAAGTTCGGATACTGATTTTATTGAATTGTTAAGATTGGAAAATGGTGAAAAGATTGAAGAAATAAAATTTCCTATTCTGGGAAATATTGAAAAGATTCTTGCAAGAAGAACATTTGATGCTTCTGGTGATTTTACAGTTAGACCATTTTTGCTGGATGTTGTTGATCATAAAATAGGAGGAACTGCAGGCGATAGAACATCAACAAACACAAGTGCAACTGTTACAGCTAACGGTGCAAATTTTATAGCAGATGTTAATGTTGGTGATACTATATTCTTTTCTAGTAATACATCAAAAACCGCTGAAGTTACATCTATAGGAAATACTACGGCTCTTACATTAACAACTGGAACTGCTTTGGGGGATGGAAGTAATAATCAAAGAATAGGTGTTTCTACAAAAATAACTGCAGAATTAAGTCCAGGAAAAGCATATATAAAAGGTTTTGAACACGAAACATTGTTTCCTACATATGTTAATTTGAATAAAGCAAGAGACACAGAATCAGTTACCGCAGAAAAACAAGGAGTTGAATTTGGACCATATGCAATTGTAACAGATGTTATTTCTAATACTGCTTTTACTTTGGGTGTAAATAGCGCATCTATTAATACAACATCTGGAGGTACGGGCGCTGATCTGATGGATTTACATATAGTTAAGTGGCCATCAACAACTCAACTTCATGGAACAGTAACCAATCAAATTACTTATCTTTCTAATACTGCTGGAATTAAATATGTTGGAGTTGATAATACAAGTGCCGCATCAATAGCAAATACAAAAATAGGAACAGTACGATTAAGACAGCTTGATTTTAGAGCAGGAAGATCATCTACTGTAACTTCAGAATATGGGGGAACTGCTGATGCAAATGGTAATTATCATGTAAAATTTCCTGCAATATATGATGCTCATTTATTTGATTTTAGATTTAATAAAGCAAACGGAACATGTCCTTTGGGTGTTACTGCTAACAATACACTTATTAATTTAGTAGAGACTGGTTTTCCAACAGTCAATTGCTTATATGGAGCATCTATAACTGTTAATACATCATATTTGGGTGTAACTACTTCCGATACAAGAACAATTATTTCATGGTCGGGTGCAAATACAGCAATAACGAATGGAATGGGTTATGATATAAATGGAGATGGATCTCTTCAAGATGCTTCATATCATGCACTATTAGATAGTGTATTGACACAACCAACTCAATCCACTTCTACTTATTCTATAAATTTTGGAGTTAAAGATATTAGTTCTATTATTTCAACGGCATCCGGAGCCGGAGAGACTTTTGATAAAGCCATGAATATTGATATTAGTGGTAGAAATGATGTAACTGATACTGGAAATACTGTTCTATACGATAATACCGAAGATCAAAGATCATTACTGTTTCCTTTTCAAAACAAAACACTTGCAAGTTTGTCAAAAGCAAATTATAAATTTAAAAGAGGATTTACAGCATTGCTTAGTGGTACTGGCACAGCAACTCTCTCGGCTCCGAACTCTGATGAAGTGTTTTATCCAGCAACTGGTGCAGGAGCCATTTCTGCATCTACTATAGATGCAAACTATTTGGTTTTTTGTAATGAAGCAGGAGTAGGCACAAGTCAAGGAGATTATCTAGAATTCAGTAATACTTCGGGTTCCAGTATAGCAGATGGTAGATCGATGACATTGAATGCTACTGGGGATCAAGTAGATATTGTAACATCTGGAAACACCGTGATTCCTGCACCTTCTTATTCAAACAAAAACATATATGTTTATGCTACAATGTTGTACCAACCGCTTGATGGAGCGAATACATCGAATGGTGGACTCGGGAAAAAAACTTTAGTTACAGGAAATACTACAGTTGCTAATGTAACTTCTGGTTCATCAAATACGATTCAGGCAGATTCTGGTCAAATTCATTTGGGAATTGCCATGAATACTGAACCTGGTATAACTAATAGTTTAGAAATAGCAGATATTAAAAAACTACATGCTGTTGTAACTTCTTTATCTGAAACGAAAGAAGTTACAAATGCTATGATAATTGAGGCCATGACTAATACTGCAAATGCTCATAATATAACTAGTAGCTTTATATTTGATAATGGTCAAAGAGACAATTATTATGACTATGGAACTATAACTTTAAAGACCGGAGAACTAAAACCAACTGGTCAAGTAGTAGCAATAGTTGATTATTATAATCATACGGGACGAGGTCCATTTATAGTTGATTCTTATACTTTTTCTGGTTCTGGTAATACATCATATGGTGATATTCCTTCATATACAAGTCCAACAACTGGCACAAAAGTTGAACTAAGAGATATGATCGATTTTAGACCTAAAAGATTGGGATTTGAAACATCTGATGGAACTAATTCTCAAAATAATGATATTACAGCAACATCAAATGTGTTTAATGAAAAAGCATTTCCTGATTATGATTATACATTTGATGCAGATTATCAATATTATGTTTCAAGAAAAGATAAAATTGTATTGAATAGAGATAAAACTTTTGATATAATTGAAGGAGTATCTGATAAATTTTCACAATTGCCTCCAGATGATGATGATGCAATGACATTGTATAATCTTGAAATACCAGCATATACTTTTAAGTCAGATGATGTAAAAGTAAATTATGTTGAAAATAAGAGATTTACGATGAGAGATGTTGGTAAACTTGAAAGAAGACTTGAAAATCTTGAATATTATGTTTCTCTTAGCTTATTAGAGAAAGAAGCTGATGGATTAGTCATTACTGATGCTAATAATAATGATCGATTTAAAAATGGAATTCTTGTAGATCCATTTGCGGGACATAGTGTTGGAGATGTTTTTGATGATGATTATGCTATGTCAATTGATTTTGATAAGAGACACCTAAGACCGACTTTTAGTTCAGATTTTCATTCATTAAACTTTAATGCAAATTCTGATGGTGGGACTGCTTTTTCAACTTTAGAAAATAATTCTGGTATATTAACCCTGCCGTTTGCATCGAATACGTTTATACAAATGCCTCTTACGGGGTCGAATGATGGTAAAAATGTTCAAAAGATTTTTCAAATAAACCCATTCTCTGTTCAGAATTATATAGGTCAAATGAAATTAGATCCATATGGAGATATGTGGTATGATCAAAGCAGTCAAGTACAAGTAAAGGTTAATGTTGAAGGACAATATGACAATTGGGCTTCTGAAACTTTAACAAATAAAGGACATGGTACTCATTGGAATGATTGGGAAGAAATTTGGTCTGGATCCCAAGTCAATAACGATGTTAAAGAAGGTATAAGAAATACTGGTGATGCAAAAAACAATGATAGAAGAGCAAAAACAACGAACCAAACTAAAACATTGACCGGATTGAGTTCAGGAAGTGTACCGGAAAAAATAGTTAAGTCTATTGGAAATAAAACAGTCAATTTAAGCGTAGTTCCAAAAGTAAGAGAACAATCAATAACTTTTGTTGCTAAAGGATTGAAACCAAGCAAAAATCTTTATGTTTATTTCTCCGATAGCAATATGTCGTCTAATGTGAAACAGGCCTCTGTTGTGAGTTTGTCAAATGTAAGTACATCTAACGTATTTAGAACTACTGCGGGTAATTTCGAACAAGTTGCAGTTCAAGGCTCTGGAGCAGAAGCGGGTAATACTGCTAAAATTATTTACATGAGTGATAGAAATATTCAAAACAATTGTACAGTTTTACTTACAGATATGTCAGCCCAAACTGCTTTTACTGTTGGATCTGTAATTCAAGGAGATGATACAAAAGCAAACGGTGCTATTTCTGCAATTGTAAATTATAATTTTGAAGATTCATTTTTAACAGTTTCTTCTGAAGGTGTTGTGGGAGGAGTTTTTAATGTTCCTTCTGCTAAGTTCACCGGTGGACAAAATATTTTTAGAGTGACAGATGATCCTGACAATATTCCTGCTGTTACTACATCAGTTGCAGAAGAAGTATTTCATTCATCAGGAGTACTTGATTCTAAAAATGAATTGGGTCTCGTTTCTCCTAGACCTCTCATTTCTAGACGAGAAAATATTAAAGAAGAAAGAGTTACGAGATCAACTTCTGATGGAAGGCAGTCTAAGTCTACGGATTATATGAATCCTATGGCACAAACTTTCTTTATTGACAAAAATCAATATCCTACAGGACTTTTTGTTGATTCTGTAACCTTATTCTTTAATGAAAAATCTGCATCAGTAGGAAATAAGCCTCCTGTAAATGTACAACTTAGACCTATAATTAATGGGATGCCAAGTACCTCTTTGATTATACCAGGAAGTGAAGTTATTTTGACTCCTGGAAAAATTACTGCAAATACAAGCACCCCAGTAGCAAATACTAGTGGAGGGTTTCCTGACGGATTTTTAGGAAACTCCTATAGTGCAAATAAAAGTGATAAAGATGTGGGCACAAGAACGATGTTTAAATTTGATCATCCTATTTTTCTTGCTCCAGACGAATATGCAATTTGCGTAACAACTAATAGTAGTGCATATAAACTTTATGGTTTTGAATATGGTGCCTATCATACTGGAACTTCTAAAAAAATAACAAAACAGCCATATGTTGGAAGTTTTTTCAAGCCCACAAACGTAGGATCTTGGAATGAAGTATTAGATCAGGGCTTAATGTTTCAACTGGATAGATGCGAGTTTATATCATCGAATGCATATGTTAGATTAGATAATTCTGATGTTTCAAGTGGAAATGCAAGTTCAAATACAACTATAGATACCTTTAAAGTATCGACAGAAATTATTAATTTTGCAAATACTTATACTAGTTTTAATTATTATGCGACAGATTTAGCAGGATCAACGAAAGGTTCTTTAGTAAAATTTAAAGAAAATAAAAATATAGATTTCAAAAAACAAAAGCAAATTACATATCCGCAAGCCGCAAATAATAGTTTTACAATTAATGCTTATTTCGAAACTGCGAATACTTTAATATCTCCAGTAATTGATGACCAAAGAACTGGTGTTATTACTATTGAAAATATTATTAATAATGGAAGTTTATCAAATTCTGATGTTGTTGTGTCTGATTTTGGTACTGGTTATTTTGGTGCAGAAGTTGGAAATACAACAAGTAATGTGGCATCAGAAGGTAATACAAGTGTATTTGTAGTATCTGCTCCTGATATTGGTGCAAATACTGCAACAATAGCCGCTAATGTTCATGCAAATGGCATTATCAATCAAGTTTCAGTTAAACATGGTGGTTCGGGATATATTTCTACACCAACAATTACTGTGGTTGATGGTGGAACGAGTGCGCCGGGCGATGCTGTACGAAGTACAGCAAGTGCAGTTGTTAGTATTGTTGGTGAAGGTGCTAATAGTACTGTAAATGTTCAAACAACTAATGTAGCATCATTTTCTTCTGGGGGTAATTTAACATCTAGGTATATTTCAAGGCGAGTAACATTAGAAGAGAATTTTGATGCAACCGATCTTAAAATATATATGGATGCATATAAGCCCAGAGGATCTAACATCTATGTTTATTACAAGGTTCTTTCTAGTGATGATTCCGAGCTTTTTGATGAAAAAGCATGGTATCTTATGGAACAGCAAACAGCAAGCACTACCTATTCTTTAAATGAAGATGACTTTAAACGTTTTGAATTTAAAACTATAGATGAAAAAATTACTTATCTAGCTGGCACCGGTGCAAAATATGATCAATTTAGAACGTTTTCAATTAAATTGGTTATGACTTTAGATAGAGTAGCACAAGACTCTTTTATAGGAATACCTAAAATAGTTAGTTTACGTGCAATTGCTCTTGATAGTGAGGGAACACCTTGATAGTAAAAACAGACGATCCAAGATATCATAGAGATATGTATTCCAATGCTCTTATTGCAACAGATCAATCGGCTTTATTGAAACATAGACAAAAAGTATCACAAACAAATACGATAATGTCTAATGAAAATGAAATAAATACTTTAAAAAATGAAGTAAATCATATAAAGAAAAATATAAACAAAATTTTAGAATTGTTAAGTAAGGATAAAGATGGCAATATCTGATACTGGTATTACTAGTGTAGAATTGGTCAATACTTTTGAGCAATGGCGTTCAAAAACAAATCAGGTTATTACAGTATTGAATGAAAATTCAGATGACAATCCAGCATCTAATTTAATTTCTGCTAATAGTATTGGTGGACTTTTGATTAATACAATAAGTGCAAATATTGTTACGGGTGCAAATGTAACTGGTTCTAAATTATTGTTTTCAGGAGGTACTGTAGACTTTACTGGAGCAACCACTTCAGATTTAGGAACAGTCGAAAAATTTGCATTAGTTGAAGACGTTGCCGCAACTATTTCTGGTGCTAGTCCTGATAGTAAAATCGAAAGAGCCCAAATAAATGAATGTGAAATAAATTTAAATGGTCAAACATTAAGAGCAAATGGTTCATCTACAATTAATCTTCAGGGAGCAACTGTTTCTGATTTAGGAACGGTTTCTTCAGCTATACTTAATGGCGGAACGATTAATAATATGAATGTCAACATTACTGATTCTGTAACGGCACAAATTATTACAGTATCCTCTGCGGGTCCTCACATATTTACTGGTGCATCTTTTAATAATGGAACATATAATACTCCAACTACAATTGGAGGACTTACCCATTCTGCAAATATATCTGTTAACACGGCTTCTGCCCTTGTAGCTAATATTGGTCCTATTTTTGGAACAGATGTGGGTACTGCTAATGTGGCTATTGGTAAGTTTCCAGAATATACAACAACTCCAATTTCTGCAACTTCATCTAAAGGAAGACTGCATATAAGAACAGATTTTGCGGCAGGATTGACTACTGCTACCGCAGTTGAGGTGTCCACAGATGATGTGGTGTTAGAAGGAAACACTTCAGTTGGTATGACATTACTTTCAAACAATGCCTCAAATGGTGCTATTGCATTTGGTGATCCCGATAATGTTGACAGTGGAGCTTTAATTTATAATCATTTAACAGATAGTATGCATCTAGTCACAGATGGTGCAAATACAGTTGTATTTGGTAATGAGAATGGTGGTTATATGCAAATTGTTGGCGGAGATACAATAGGAACTCAGTCAGGCAAATTACATGTAAACGTAGGATCGACTGATGGCACAACAGGAATTTGGGTGGACTTAAATGATGCTGATCAACAAGGAATTCGTATTGATGCGAATACTGCTGGCTGTACTGTAAATACTTTTGAGTTACGGGCTAATACGACTACGGGTCATGCAATGGCACTAATACATGGAGCTGTAACAGGAACTTCTCATGATATGTCAGGTTCCATGCTTGCTATAACAGATAATAATAGTTCTACTGTTGCTAGATCAGTTGTTGATATATTACAAGATGCGACAGGTGCTACTGGAACTACAGGATTAAAAGTTACAGCAGATGGAGGAAAGGGCATTTCTATTGTACAGAATGCAAACCTGACAGGATTACAGGTTTCAACCTCCGCTCTTGTTATAGGGGGAACAAAAGTTATTCACTTTGCAAATTCATCCGCTGATATTTTTAGTGCATTAGCGAACGGAGTAACTAATTTCGGAGGTCCTTTATTAGCCGCAAATTCTACTGTTACTGTTAATTGTAGATTAGGTGTGAGAGACAGCACAGGAACAGTTGTAAATCAAACGTAAGGTAAAATGGCAAAACCCAGCACAAGAGAAGAATTAAAACAATATTGTCTTAGAACATTGGGACAACCAGTTATTGAAATAAATGTAGAAGATGATCAACTGGAAGATCGAATGGATGAGGGACTACAGTTTTTTCAAGAATATCATTTTGACGGTGTTGAAAGAATGTATAATATACACCAAATTACTGGTTCAACTGTTAAAATTATTTCTGGAACAGGTTTTACTGCTGGTGAGACAATAACTGGTGGAACATCAAATGCAACTGCAGTTGTAGTTTCTGCAAATTCTACTACTATAACATTCAAATCACATAAAGATACAGGTGGAATTTCAAATAATGATGTTACATCTAGTTTTTCAAATGCTGAAACGATAACTGGAAGTTCAAGTGGGACTGCCGCAGTAGCCGATACTGATGCAACGTTAGTTACTTTTGGTGATATGGATAATCATTATATTACATTAGATGACTCCATAATTGGTGTGCTTGGTATTTTTGATATACAGGATACTGGCGGAGGACAAACATCAAGCGATTTGTTTTCATTTAGATATCAATTTCATTTAAATGAAATGCCTTATCTTACTGCTACTTCTATAATAAATTATAAAATGTCAATGCAACATTTACAATTGTTGAATGACATGTTCGTAGGAAAAAAACCTCTACGATTTAATAGACATCAAAATCGATTATATATAGACTTAGATTGGAATGATGATCTTGAAGTCGATGAATATATTGTAGTAGAGTGTTATAGAATAATTGATCCTGCAACATTTGCAGATGTATATAATGATATGTTTTTAAAGAGATATGTTACGGCCCTTTTTAAGAGACAATGGGGGGCTAATTTAATAAAATATGAAGGTGTACAGCTTCCAGGAGGAACGACATTAAATGGGAGAACACTATTTGAAGAAGCAATAACAGAATTAAGAGAAACAGAAGAACAAGCATCTCTTAAATACGAATTACCAGTTGACTTTATGGTTGGTCCGGGATAATGCCTACTAATTCTTATTTTAATCATTTTAACAATACTGCAGAACAAAATTTACACCAAGATTTAATTATCGAATCGATAAAAAATTTTGGAATAGATAACTATTATCTTCCAAGACAATACATGAATGAAGATATACTTTATGGCGAAGATACAATATCTCAATTTAGTAAATCTCATTTAATTGAAATGTATGTTAAGTCTGTTGATGGTTTTGAAGGAGAAGGCGATTTTATTTCAAGATTTGGATTAGAAATAAGAGATCAAGTAATTTTTTCTGTGGCCAGAAGACGATGGGAAAATTTAGATACTGGTTATGATAGGCCAAGAGAAGGCGATATAATATTTTTTCCATTAAATAAAAAATTATACGAAGTTAGATTTGTCGAGCATGAATCCATGTTTTATCAATTTGGTAAATTACCAATATTTGATTTAACGTGTGAATTATTTCAATATGATGATCAAAGAATTGATACTGGTATTGAGGACATAGACGAAATAGAAGATAAATATGCTTATTCAATAGAAGTAAATTTTGAATCAGGCGGATCAGGAAATTATGTAGATGATGAATATGTGTATGTTGGAAGCACAGAAAGTTCTGCAAATACGAAAGGAAGAGTAATATCTTGGAATTCTACTGATAGAGTATTGAAATTAACAGATTTGAAGGGTACTTTTACTACATCTCAAAATGTTGTCGGCAATACAAGCGGAGCGTATTTTTCTGTAACAGCAACACCAGATACACAAGTATTTGTTAATGATGCTTCTGCGAATAATATAACCATTGAAACTGAAGCAGACTCTATTATTGATTTTTCAGAATCAAATCCGTTTAGTGAGGGCAATTTTTAAGTTGTAGATTCTGGAAGAATTGTGATCATGCCTTCAACTATCCTTTCCTTTGTTAAAGCATCCGTTTGGGTGTATTCAACATCATAAACATATAATCCAGAAGACATATTTGCTGTTTGAGTAGCATTAGCAGTTATTGTGACATTACTGCCAGATACTGCCGCCGTGAAAGACATTATCCAAGAAGTATTAGAAGTTGTGTGATTCTTCTTCATTTTAGAAGCACAAGTACCAGTACTTATGGTTACATTTGAATTGTTTGCATCTTTAGCAGTAAAAACTTTTTCAAAGTTACTACCTTGATGCATCGTTAAATTTTCGCCTTGAGTTTTTATAGTAAGTGCCATAAGACTATTTATACAACTAAATAATATTACAATCTTTATGGAGTGTTATGTTAGGACAAACTTTTTATCATCAAACAATAAGAAAATATGTTGCGTTGTTTGGAACATTATTTAATGATATTAATATTGAGAAAAAGGACTCAGGCGATAATGTTTTATCTCGTCAAAAAGTACCAATAGCCTATGGTCCAAAGCAAAAATTTCTTATAAGACTAAGACAAGATTCGAGTCTTGACCGTCAAGTTGCCATTCAACTACCAAGACTGGGTTTTGAAATGACTGGTATAGCTTATGATCCTATTAGAAAATTAAATACAATAGGTACATTAACTCATAAAGAAACGATTAATGGTGAAAGAAACATTAAAAAAATGTTTAATCCCTCACCATATATTCTTGATTTTTCTTTATATGCATTTGTAGAAAATGCTGAAGATGGCACTCAAATATTAGAACAAATTCTACCATTCTTTACTCCAGAGTTTAATGTTAGTGTTAATATTTTAACAGATATGGGTATCAAGTTAGATATTCCAATTGTCCTTCAAAGCGCAACAAGTGAAGATTCTTATGAAGGAGAATTCTCTGCTAGAAGAACAATTGTTTGGACAATAAACTTTATGTTAAAAGGATTCATCTATCCTGATGTCAAATCTGGTCAATCAATTATTAAATCAGTCGAAATTGCATTTAAAGAAACTGTTCCCGAGGTTTCTTCAACTGCAACATTTGAAAGATTGTCTTTAGAATCTAGTACAAATTTTTCAGAAGATTATTTTCAACTAGAAACGGGAGACCATCTTATAACCGAAGCAAGTGAAACTAAATTGGGCATTGGTAATATAATTAGTAAAATTACAGTTGTTCCTGAAGGAGGAGCAAATACATATATTACTCCGGGAGATGATTTTGATGCAAATACTACAATAACTGTTTATAATCCGCCAGTTGATTACGATACAGCTACAGGAACTTACTCATAATATAAATTACAATGAAAACTTTCGAAGATAAATTAGATAAATTATTAGAAATACCTTCTGGCTCTATTATTAAAAAGCCTCCAGAAAGAAAAATGGTTGAATCAAACGCAACTGATT